ATGATAGAAAATTTAGTATTTATAAAGCAGATTTTGTACAAGCTGATGTGTTTAACCCCATCGGCTTCCGCACACAAGATACACAAGGATTATTGCAGCTTTTTAAACAAGTCCATGGAGCTAAAAAATAGCTTTGGCACAATATCGCCCGAGGGTTTCCCTGAACTGACACAAGGGGAGGTATCTATCTTGGTAAGTCAGATAGGCATAGACAAAGAAAGGGAAAAGAGAAGCCACGAAAAAAAGTTCCAAGGATCAACGTACATGATCACTCTCCGCATTTATTCAGGCCAAGCGTTAACCGATGTGTGGACAGCTCTATTAAACGACAACAGGATTCGAAAAGTTGCTGAAAATATGCAGGCTCATATTGCTTTTGAGTTTTCCGATGAAGGCAACAAACCATCCTGTACTGGTGGAGGCCTCTTTCTTCATAAGCTTGGTTTGGGTGAAAAACCTCAACATGATCAGTGTACTCAAAAGTCCAAATCTTGCACATTCCCTTTAGAATGTCAACAGCAGAATTCGCCCAGTTGCGTATTGCAGTTTCTGAATCAGCTCTCTGCGAACTTGTAATTGTAATTTCAAATTTTAATTCCATAGTAGTTAGTTTTTAGTTAGTAAGCAGCCCCTAAGTTATAAAAAAACTTGTAAGTGCGCTTTGTCTGGAAATCCTACATTCAGTCATCGCTACATCGGAACGCACAGGGGCACATGAACGGAGCTGGCCAATTCCAGCATAATAGGAGAAATCCAGCGCCCGTGAGTGCACGGGCGCACAAACAATAACAAAACAAAGGGGAAAATGACTTGTTATTTCGATAATACATTAGCAATTGAGGCCAGCTGGCTTGTCAGGGAGAATATCTTTAGCGATATCACTTATAGAAGGCTTAAGGCTGAAAGCATAATAAAGCAACTACAAAGAGGAGGCAATGGGCGAAAATCGTTAATCGAATATGCCAGCCTTCCCGAAAAATTCAAGAAAAAAGTAGAAGACAAAATTGGAGATCCAAGAAAAGCTCAAAAATACAGCCCCTTTAGGGGTTTTCTAAAGCCAGATCGGGAGGCAATCAACTTTTTTGCCGATTATAAACTACAGGATGGTAGATTATTGCCCACTGAAACGGCCAAAGAGTACTTCACAAACGCAATGTTCCTTAATGCAATAGGGCAAACTTACAACAGTACTGTTGCGTTCAGAAGAGCAAGTGGTGGAAGCAAACAGGGTGTTTGGCTTACTCTTACCGAAATTACTGCTGAACTGAAGGATGAATTCAAACATACACTTCCAGGAAATGAGTTGAGGTTGAAAGATAAGTTTAAATGCTACCAGGAAAATGGGTACACCTCATTAATCCACCGGAATTTTGGCAATGACAACAGCCGAAAAGTAAACGGATCAATCGAAAGGCTTATACTTTCAATATACATCATGAACAATAAGCCTTATGCAAACATGGTACAAGCAATGTACCTTGAGTTTTTGGCTGGCAAGACTGATTTTGTTGATGTATCGACTGGCGAAATATTTAACAGGTACGATTTCTATAATGAAAAGGATCAGCCTATCACTATTAGCGAGGCTACCGTTTGGAATTACATTAGAGATCCTAAAAACAATGCAATAGTTAACAGTGTTCGGAACGATTCGCACTCATACAACAATATGAACCGTCCACACTTCCACAGGCATGCCCCACAATTCAGCCTAAGCCAGATTTCGATGGATGACAGGGATTTGCCAAGGAAAGCATTGAATGGTGAAAAGCCAAAGGTTTATTATGCCTTTGATGTGGCAAGTGAGGCTTGTATTGGCACTGCTTATTCAAAAAGTAAAGACAGAAATCTATTTATAGATTGTTTAAGAGATATGTTCCGGTTTCTTGACAGGAACGGGCTAGGATTTCCCCTTGAAGTTGAAGTGGAACATCACCTGGTAAGTTCATTTAAAGATGATTTGATGAAAGCTGGCGTGATGTTCCCTTTTGTCCGCTTCTGTAATGCCGGGAACTCGCAGGAAAAACATGCCGAGCGTTTTATTGGTACAAAAAAATCAACAGTTGAAAAAAAGGCACACGAAGGGATAGGCCGCTTTTATTCAAAACTCGAAGCCAACAGGCCTAAAATAGCCAAAGAGTGGAATGATGAAGGAATGCAGATTAAAGAAAAACGGTATGACTTCAATGAGCTGGTTGCTGATGATTTAAAGGATATCGAAACATATAACAATGCCCTTCATCCCAAACAAAAACAGTATCCTGGCATGACAAGGCTTGATGTGCTTAAAATGAATGCCAACAAAGATGCAGTTTCCTATAATCCTGCAATGGTAGCAAGATATGTAGGTGATGTTACTGAAACCAGCATTATGAGAAACCAATACCTGCATGTTAAAAACAGAAAATATAGTTTGCCTTCAGCTGATGTTCTTTCGATGCTCAAACCAAACAACTACACGGTTAAAGCTTACTATCTGCCAAACGTTGACGGCACAATACCTGAATTATTTATATACCAGGATGACGAATTTATATCCAAGTGTTTGCCAGTTGAAACATTCAACACGGCCACAGCAGAGCAAACCCAAAAGGACAGGGATATCTATACCGAACAAAGCAAATATGTATCCCATTTTGATAAAACAGTAAAAGAAGGCAGAAAAAACAAAACAACTAAGCTTGAAATTATTAAAAATAGCAGCTTGGACTATATAGAGCCACAAATACATATCCCTTCAGTTGTAGTTGAGCAAAATTGGGATGAATATGTAGAGGAGGTTGATTACGCAGAGCTCGGAAAAAATTCAATTTAAAACACCAAATATCATGATAAACTTAGAGATTAAACAACGGATTATTGCTGAAATAGCCAGCAGAAAAGGAAATTATAAAAGTCAGGCAGCAATGGCCAGGACACTTGGAATAAACCCAGCACAAATGAGCAGGGTTTTAAAAGGTGAATTTGAAAATGTGCTTAGTGATGGCAATTACATCAGTATTGCCAGAAAATTAGGCATAGACCTGAAACAAAAAGAGGTTTGGGTAACTGCAAAAACAAGAGTGTTCAACTTTATCTGGGGGCAATTGGAATCTTGTCAGGAAAATTCACTTTCAGCACTTTTATGTGATATTGCCGACATTGGAAAAACACATACCGCAAAGGAATACGTAAAAGAGCATAAAAACGCAATTTATATTGATTGTTCACAAGTAAAGAGCAAACAGCGGTTAATCAGGAAAATCGCTCAAGAATTTGGGTTAATACCAGCGGGCAAATACATTGATGTATATGAAGATTTGGTGTTTTATCTTAAAAGCATCGATAGCCCGCTGGTTATTCTTGACGAAGCTGGTGACCTTGATTATTCAGCCTTCCTTGAACTTAAAGCACTCTGGAACGCAACCGAACATTGTGTCGGCTGGTACATGATGGGAGCTGATGGCCTTAAAGCAAAGATTGATAGAAACCTGAACTGCAAAAAAGTAGGCTATACCGAATTGTTCAGCAGGTTTGGCAGCAAATATCAAAAGATTTCGCCTGATGGCAAGGATGCCAAAGATGAATTTAACCGAGAGCAGGTTGCATTGATTGCCAAAGCAAATGGAGTTGAAAACTCGCACCTGCAAAAGGTTTATGCAAGCAGCGGAGGTTCATTGCGGAGGATTTACATTGAAGTACAAAAGCTAAAACGGTTAGCGGCATGAGCAGGGTTTTGAGTATTGATAATCTGTACAATAAAAAAAACAAAGTTCTTGATTTTACTGGAATATGGTTGGATGCAATAGGAACTCCTGAAGCAAAAGGCAGCTGGTTTATTTGGGGAAACCCTGCCAATGGTAAAACTATTTTTTCTGCAAAGCTGGCCAAGTATTTATCAGCATTTGGAAGGGTTTACTATAATTCATTGGAGCAGGGTGTCAGTTTATCGCTTAAACGTGCTTTCAAGATTGCTGAAATAGAATCAGGCGATAGGATTAACCCTCTTGACAAAATGGGAATGTCTGATTTGAGGGATAAGTTGAAAAAGAATGGTGCATGGGCGGTGATTATAGACAGTTTTCAATATTCAGGCTTAAATGCTGCCAGTTATAAAGCATTGACCAGGGATTTTCCTAATAAGCTGTTTGTGATAATAAGCCATGCCGAGGGCAAACAACCATCGGGAAGGCCAGCAAAGTCGATACGGTTTGATGCGGATGTTAAGATTTGGGTTGAAGGTTTTAAGGCCTTTCCCGAAAGTAGATTCGGAGGAGGTGAACCAATAACCATATGGAAAGAAGGATCGGAAAAATATTGGAATAAAATACAATGAAAAGAACAATACCAACAAACAAAAGGCTGTATGCCTTGATAACAGAACTGGGCATTGATACGGAAACCAAAGAGGAAATGATTTACAATTTCACCAATGGACGTACAATCCACAGTTCGGAACTTTCAGAATTTGAAGCCAGGCAATTGATAGAAAAGCTTTCGCCTGTGAATAACAGGGCAGAAAACAGCAGAAAACTGGGAGAGATGAATCAGCAATTAAGGAGGAACATCTTTAAGCTTATGTATGATATTGGCCTTATCAACAGCC